CCCTGCTGATTGACGGCATCCCGACCGAGGGCGAGACGGACTACGGTTTGATGATCGACGGGGCTGCAGCCGATGGGTTCTACATTGGACTTGCAAGCTCCGATGTAGCCACCGGGCTATCCTCCGCTGGGCCAGGGCCGACCGTAGCCACAGACGACTTTTTTACCGTCTCAAAGATGAGCGCGACCCAGGGCGGGGTGCTCATGCAGGCGATGTCGGAGGGAGACGGTGGAAGCAACCAGACGTTTTTCCTGGATGCCATCGGCGGTACGGCGATAACCACCGACGTAGTAGGTTCTGCGGGACAAGTCAATATCTCTGTCGGCGAGCACGACCAGGCCAACGGCCTGGTGGATATGGCCGCGGCGGCGAATATCCTGAGCGTCGGAGAGATCCAACACACCGACGGGGCGCGTCTATGTAGGCTTTTGTTGAAGGCCAACGGCGTGCTGCACCTCACAAATGCCACGCCGGTCGCATTGGATGCAGAGGACGATGTGCAACTCGTCCGGGCCATGCAGTTGGAAGGCTCGGACGGCACCGGCATCATCGAGAGCGAGTATGACAACCCGTTCTATTCACACGAACGGCTCTTGGCCCTTGGCCTAGCTGGTGAGAAAAACGAGGAGGGGGTGTTCCTGTTTCCCCTTCAGCGACGGCTCCATGCCCATGAGGGCGCGATGTGGCAGACGTATATCCGAGTACGAGAGCTGGAGTCCAAGCTAGCCCTGGCCGAACAGAAGCTCGCCGCGATAGGAGCATAATGGCAGAGATAACCAGTCCGTTGAGCACGGCGATGAAGACCCGCGCCAAGGCTGCTGTGGATGCGATTGACGCCGGAACCCCTAGCTATACCTCGCGGACACCCCGTCAGTTGCGTGCGCTCATTCTGTCCCAGGCGCGAACCCCGTCAGTACGTACCGCGATGATCGCCGAGGGATGGTTCACGGCTGCGAGCAGTTCGGCGTTCGTCAGCGCGTCCAACGCGACGGTCGATGTGTCCTAGTGTTGAATATTTAACACCCAGGAGGAGCCATGGCCGAGCAACTACTCGCGGAGATCGACCTGGACGGCATCCCACCGGATGTGATCGACGCGGCTGATCTCACCGTCCCCAGCGCGTGGATGGACGCGGCGATGGCGGTCGACCTGGTAGCCTATCTCCGGCAGTATCACACGGTCGATGTCCAGGCCAGGGCCGCTCGGCACATGGAGGAGCACACCAGGGCCGAAGAACTGGGCAAGCAGAAGCTCTACCTCCGGACGATCATCGGCTACATCCAGTGGCAGCACCCAGGCGCGAAAGCCGCCGCTGATGCGCTCATGACCAAGCAGACCAAGCGAGACTGATGTGCCGTTCCCGTATGATTTCCCGTTTTACTTCCACGGCACCGGCACCGGCGCGAGAGGTGCCTATGTCGTGTTCCGCGGCCCCATGCGGGTGCTGGTATATGAATCATACTCAGACCTCACACTCCTCGACGAACTCACCGAGCGGATCACCAGCATGGCCTACACGACCGCGCTGCACGGAGGCTTCAAGTCCTGCACCATCCGGGCCAGCATCACGCTGGCCGAGGGGTTGCTCTACCTCCGGAGGGGCAACCTCCCAGGGAGGCACTTCAAGCACCTCCAGGTCTTGGAGGGCCACCAGACCCGGTGGGAGGGGAGGATCATGCCCATCGAACTGGCATGGTCGCGGGACCAGGTGGAGCTATCGTTGACCGCTCTGGGCTATTGGTCCTCATGCCGTGACCAGCGCGTGGCGGTCGTGGATTATTCAGGAGGCTCCAATACGGTCGACTCCATCATCAAAGCGATGTTGACCGCGGAATGCCCGGACATCTCATCAGACCAGAGCAACATCGACGCAGCCGCTGGGGCCGTCAACCTCACGCTCGCGGTCGATACCTACGCCCAGGACCACATCATCCAGGCTCTGGCCCCACTCGGCGACAGCGACGACGCCACCTACGACTTCGCGATCTGGGAGGACCGTGTCCCCTATTATGCGGCCCGTAACGTCACGGCGGTGGACTGGGAAATCCCGCTGTACTCCATCGACCAGGGCCGGATCACCCAAGATCCCGCGCACCTCCGCAACGCAGCCGACTCATACGACGGCACCACGAGGACCGCAGCTGCCAGCGACACCGACTCCCAGGCCCGGTATCCTGTACGCGATGCGGTGGTGGATGTCCCGACCGGCACCACGGCGGCGAGGGCGTTGGATGCACGGGACCGGTACGTGAGCGAGCACAAGGACCCGCAGCAGGAGTCGACGTTCTCGATCTCCGGCCCGGTCTATCGCCGCCAGCAATTCGGCCCAGAGCCGGGAGGCCGGTCTGCTATCAGGGCTGGGGATGTCGTCAGGATCACTGGGCTGACTCCGATAGCCGACACCGCGAGCTTGGACAACCTCAGGACGTTCTTCGTCGTCGATACCTCGTATGACGCGTTGTCCGATGTGGTGCGGATCACTCCGGACCGGCCAGCCAGCACCCTCTCGGTCTTCCTGGCGCGTCAAGGGGTGGAGGTGACGCGATGAGCTGGATGGGCAAGGTACGCCCGCAAATCTTCTTGGCCCTGTTGTGCGGCACGGTCTTTGGGATCGTCGGTATGTGGATCGGCTGGCAGATGGGGGCGACCGAGGTCGTGACTGCTATAGTCGGTTCGGTCTTCGGCTTCCTCGGCGGCGTATCACTCAAGGTGTTGGAGGCAGAGTGAGTAGGCTCAGGCGGCTGCACCCCTTCAAGCTGTCCTACCTGTTCCGCGCCCTCATAGCCTTGGCTGTCGCGTGCGGGGCCGTGCTGGTCACGACCGGGACGCTGGCCGTCGTAGCCTCGCTCTTCGGCATCAGCCCGTTCAGCTTCGTGGCCCAGCTCCAGATCCCATACGTCGGCGTGTATGTGGCCCCGTACACCGCGATGATCGACGGGCCGCTCACCCAGTACGCCGTGGCCCAGGTCCTCGGCAGCGGCCTCCTGGGCCTCGCCGGTGCAGGGGTGGCGATGGCACTCGGCCTCTGGCTGCTACGTCGGCTGGTCATGTCCTTATGTCGTGGGATTATGGCGGCGGCTGTAGCCGTGTTCCGGTCACCGGTCAAGACGTACCGAGGCATCGTCAGGGCGCGGACCTGGCTCCTCGCCAAAGTGGAATACCTCCAGGGAGAGAGCGCAAAGTGGAAGACCACCTTCACCATAATCAAAGCTCCGTATACGCTGCTCCGGGCATTCGGCCTGTCACCGCAGATGGCTACGACGCTTCTCTTTGCGGGTTCTGCTGTCGGTACTGGCGTCGTCGTCAACGAGACAATACTGGAGGGCAGGTCCTTTAGCCGTGGCGATCCTGGCACGTACATGGCCCCTGGAGATCAGCCCGTCAGTTTCGTCGCTGATCCAAAAAAAGACGGATATAACACCTTGCGCCTGGACCTCGGCACGACTGCCGTGAAATCTATACTGATAGACTCGGCGTCGATTGGCACCGCGTTCACCAATTCCACGCTCCCATCTGGGCAGACGACGGCCATCTCCATCGGCGGGGATGGATCACTCTCCACTCCCACTTGGCTGATCGTGGGCGAAATGACGTTTAGCAAGAATCGCTGTGAGACGCTGACGCTCAGTCATATCTCCGTACATGAGCTGAACGTGACCTCGAACCTATCAGACGGGCAGAGTTTAAGCCCCGTCGCAGGGACCATAAGGAACCGCGCCGTGCTGGGGGGCCATGGTATGGCACAGGATATGGCCGTGACTGGAGGGCTTTATGATCGTATCCTCATACAAGCCAACACCACGGCGGTCAACGGCCAGATCGACCAGCTCACCCTGAATAACGTGTACTCCCGCGGGGGAGACTGCCTCCTCACCCGAATCAAGGCAGGCACACTCACCCTGGACCGTAACGTCATCGGCGGCGACTCAGACCTAGCCACCAAGGCTTTCACGATCGCCACCAGCGTCAGTGCCTCGGTGATCAATCTGACTGACAACGTCGAGGAGGTGATGGCGGTGCCAAGCGTCCAGACGATGGATAGCTAACGCATCCTCTGATCAGATGAACACCTGGGGGACTTCGGTCGT